CATCACGCATAGACCTATCTTGCACAATTACATCTTTTTCTAAAAACGTAACGTTATCTTCAATCTTAGCTTCGTTTTTAAATTTAAAAAGCGGCTCGGTAATCTTTTGATATATTTCTTCTATGATTTCTTCTGCGGGATTCATTACCCGTTCATAAATTGCATCGGATTCAGATACTTTAGGAATACGAACTTTAAATAAATGTCCGCCTAAGTCAAATTCACGAATAAAAATTTCGCTGCTTTTGTTTTTATATTTTGCGCCTAATGTTTCTGATAATTTACTCATATTGTTTTCTTCTTTAATATTAATTAGAATTTTTTGCTTTAAATTGTGCTATTCGTCTTGTCAGTATATTTGCCAATCTGTTTATTGTTCCTTGTGCATTGTTTTCTAATGCCGGCCGCAAATATGGTTTAGCTGCTATTTTTGCTGTCCCGAATTCTTGAGCAATAGCGCGAGCATCGCTTTTTATTCCCATCTTCGCTAATTTTTTTCCAGAAGCTGTTGTAACCGCTGCAATTACAGTATCAGTTTCAGTTATATATTTACTTCTTTTATCTTTTCGTGTGGGTCTTCTTGCTTCCACAATTAAAGAACGCGCTAAATCGCCAGTGTCTTTAGGCGCTAATGTTTTAGCTTGTTGTAATACATCTTTCATTGCTTCTCTAACCGCCGGTATCAATACTTTGCTTCTTGCTAATTTGTCGCCAAATTCTATTTCCAAAGCCTTTAACGCTTTATCTACCTCGCCGATTCCTTCTAATTTAATTGATATTCCCATATTAAATAGTTGGCTTTATCATTTTGTCGTATATCGCATCGTTCAGCCGTTTAGCATAATCGGCTACTTCTTCAGGACTCATTGTATCGGCATGATGTTTTGCAATCTCATACGCGATATTAATTCCCGCAATTCTTTGTTGGTGAAACCCAAACCAATTCTTTGTTCCAGAACTGGCTTGGGTTACCAAATAACTAAACAAGTCATTGTTGTTTTGTATTGTCGTAGTCATTTTTTCTCTTTTAGTCGTTAGACCAGCCGTAGCTATTGCCACCAACCGGATGAATCGTAAAAATAAACTTACCTTCGGCAGAAGGCGACATATCCCACTGTAGACCGCCTACACGAGCATTGAAGGCATACGCCACGGTATTGGTGCCATCATATACCGCGATAACGAAGGTGCGGATAATGGTGCCACTGTAGCCATCGTCGCGGATTAACAGTTGTGCAGTATCAGCCGGATTCCACGCAGAAGTAATGGTAAGCGAAGTTACTTGGTTCTGAGTGGTAATCTTCGCGCCAGTACGAGCGCCAGCAACCGAGAAAGCAGCGGAAGCATCATCAGCACCAAACGAAGGGATAGCTTCAACCGGAACTTGGATGCCAGCGGTGCCAGTGCCGCCAGCGGAAATGCCGACAATAGTTGTAACTTGAGCCACCCAAGTTGATAATTGCGTGTCAGTCAGAGGAGTCGGAGTAGCATCGTCTTGCATCCAGAGAGTCGCAACATATCCGGGCAAGACCTTATTAATAAGAGGCATTTTAATTCCTTAATAAAGTTAATGAAAGTCTTGTTTTATGTTGGAACGTATATTGTGCAATCTAGAAATATTTGGTTTAAACCTAGTTCATTATCATACGAATTATAAAGCCAAACAACGTCAGCTTTAGCAATAAAGAAACCAGCGCCGCCACCAAACTGTCCAGAATAGCCATGCAGTTCTTGTAATACTGTATTGCTTAACGTCAACGCATCGTTAAAACTTTGCGAAAACAAGCTAATTTGAAATACCGGAGTATCAATACCTTTATTGTCTTGCGTTTGCCCTGTATAAACTGGCTGGTGAATATTACGCAGTTGCCAAGTAACAAAAGTTGGCTCTGTGGCGTAATTCCTGTTGAAGTTTGCATAAACAGGATAGGGGTCGCATATATCAACAAGCTGATACTGAATGGCGGTGGCGTATTCGACAGGGTTTTGTTGGCTCATACCGGCACCGTGGGGTCATTGCGATAGCACAAAAAAGTAACTTTCATTCGGTCGTTTGATTCCCGAACGTCAGTAATGCGCCAGTCAAAATTACGCCAGTTGATAGCGTATAGATTTTGATTGTCTACCATTTCTTTTGTATTGGGCGTGTAGTTTAGCGTGATACTTACTAAATCAGAATAAGCCCTGTATCGCTCTGAGATACGCAATGTATTAGAAACATCGTTTACTAACCCGCGAGTCAAAAACCAATCAGTCAATGAAGTTGTATATTCACCGACAGAATTTGTCGAATTGACAACATTCTTAACAGTGAGGTTTTCGTATCTGACAATGCCCATTACATTACCAGCGATTTATAGGGCCGCAGTAATTGCTCAATACCGAATGGTATTGGGGTAAGTTTTGTTTCGGTCGTATTGCTGCGATTATTGTATAAACTCGTCAGCATTAACAAACCAGCTTGCTTTACAACTGGATACTGAGAAATAAAATTAGAAGGAACCGTATACAGAACCTGAAGCGGATTAGCGATTATTTGGCTAATGCTGTTTGGAACACTTGTCAGAACCACGCGGTTTCCGGTTGGGTCGTAGTAATACTCTGTGCTGCTTATGACTACTGCCGTAGGGGTTGGGTCGCCGGTGTAGCATTTAACTTGATTTAGAGTAACGCCAGCACTACCAATAGATACTTCAGGCAAATCTAAATAAATTGCGTTACTAAAAAATCCGGGGTTTCCATAATAAATACGATATTGCGTAGAGAACATCGAAACGCCAAGATAATCCTCTATCGCAAATCTCGTTGCTAATTCTAAACTGCTTAAATAAGTATCTTGGCTTTCATCGTCAACAAGATTTAATTGTTGCGTAATTTCTGCAAGAGTTATCCATTCAGTAGATAAATCGCGGTTTACTTGCTCAATTTTTGCGTAATTGTAGGGATTGCGGTTAGCCGCAAATATTTGTGCCGCTGTAATGTTATCAACAGACATTTGCTACCCCTATTAAGCACCGTAGAGCCGAACCCCTGCGAATACATCGCGGACGGTAGAACAAGTGCGCTTTTCGGCATACAGCGTTACAAATCCGGGCGCAGTCTGTTCCATCATTTGCAATTTCATTTCTTCGTTATCCGCAATCGTTACAAACCGTTCCCATGCGGCTAAATAAACAGGATACTTGCCAACTCCAGCAATATCCATATACGGATTAGGAATTACAGGAAATCCTGCAATATGCCCAATCGAATAACCGTCGATTTCTCCAATATCGAGGAATACCGGCAGTTGTTGGTCATCACGAAGTTCGCGCAGAAGTTTAATTGTGGTCGGGTGCATCATCCAAGCAGTAGAGGGATTGTTCCAATACTGCGCTGGCAAAGCAGAGGCCAGATTCATAATGTCGTTGTATGAGACTGCTGCCGCACTACTTTGCGCGACTTGCAACACGGTATGACGGCCATTGGTGTCTGCGGAACCGCTAGAACCAAATGCTGCCGCACTAGTGGAACCCGTGTAAAAATTTAATCCTCGTAAACCATCGGTGCTACCCGTTTGAGGGGTGCCAGTTCCGCTAGAAAGGTCGTTGTTTAAAACCATGCTTAAACCTTCTTGCTGTGCAAACTCAAGCGCAATATCTTCAACAATGGTTTCTGCTAGACCGTCAATATCGGACATTACCGCAGTACGAATAGGAACTACTGCGTTAATACATTTAAGCGAAATTTGCCAAAACGAAGCGCCGTAATTGCCTACGTCATTCTTTACACCGTAGCCCCACGGATTAGTAGTAGACGTTTGGATTACAGTAGCGTTGCCAGTTTTTACAACAAATGCTTCGTCAGAACCAATTGTAGTAACAACTCGGCTCATCATGCGAATTGGGTTAGCGTAGCGCAAAGCCGCAAACGCATCATCATAAATAACACGACCGCCGACACCTGAACCAGACGCGGTAAGCGTAGATGCTTCAGCAAGATTTACTGTTGCCTCACCTTCTTCTAATGTTTTCTTTACTGCATCAAGAATCAGGCTCATAAATATTCCAATATAATTTTATGAAAAAAGGGGGGGCAAGTTACCCTGCCCCCCGCCTTTTTACAGATTGCCGGTAGCAGTAGAGCGATACCGAATGATGCTAAACGGGTCAACAACGCTAGTGCAAAGCCGCTTCTCACCGTAGAACGTAATGAAACCGGGGAGAGTTTGGTCGTAACGGCGCAGAATCATGTTTAAACGGTCTACGATGGTATGACCACGGCTCCAATCACCAAAATACATCGGATACAGGGAATCAGTTGATGCGGTGGCGTTAGGTGCAGTCGGGTTGTCGAGATATTTATTTACGACAACATCGAAGCCAAGCAAGCGACCGACAATGCCGGGATATTCCAGCGGCGACATACGCTCAAACACGGGGGTGCCGTTATCGTCAACCAGCCCACGAATACCAGCAAGCATCAGCGGGTTAATCACAAAGCAGCAACTCGGAGTCCAATACTGTTGCGGAAGGTCGTAAATAAAGTTAATTAAGTCTTTGTAAGTAACGTTATTTGCGGCTCCAGCAGCATTAGTGGTTGTTTGGTCATACGTTGCAATGCTATGCAGACCGGACGAAGAACCAGTGCCAGTTGTTCCAAAAGCGGCAGTAGTGATTTCACCCGGAGCATACGTTGCAGCAGCACCAGCGTATTGATTCAGACCGCGCAGACCGTTGGTGCCACCATAAGCCGCACCTGCATCTTGGTCATCGTTCTTAATCATCGACAGTGCTTCGGATTGCGAAAACTCAACCAGCATATCCGAAACAACGTTGCTTTCCAGACCGTCAATATCGTCCAGCGAAGCGGTGCGGATAGGGAATTGCACGTTCAAATCTTGCAGCGTCAGTTGCCAGATGTTCGTGCCAACAGTCGTTGCGCCGCCGTTGTTTTGAATGGTGTAACCCCAAGCAGGGCCGGTATTGCCGATTTTGGCGCGGAATTGATACGTTGCGCCTTCAGTCGAAACATTACGCGAAACACCACGCATCGGATTCGCAAGACGCAGCGGAACAAACATGGGGTCATAAGCGGTTCGACCACCAATGCCAGCGCCAGAGCCAGTTAAGGTCGACGCTTCTTTCAGGTAAGCATCATACTGGCCTTCGTCAGCAAACATCTTGATTTCTTTTTCCATCGTGCGATTGGATTTGTAGAAATCGCGCAGTTGTTCTTTAACCGAACGGTTCACATCTTCATGAATGCTTTTAGCGACCTTGACGATTGCCGGGGCTTGAATCGCGGCTACTTTTGCTTCCAAAGCAGCAACTTGTTCCGTTACTTGGGCCTTAACTTCTTCCAGCGACTTATCAACTTCGACTTTAATTGCATCTACTTTTGCGGCATTGGAGGCTTCAATTGCGTCCAGTTTTTCAATGACTTCTTTCATGATAATTCCTTATTTAATGCGTTTTTGGATTTCTTTAGAAAGTTCACGCACTTGTAGCGCACGTAAAATTTCCTCGGTTTCTTTTACCACCGCATCAGCATCCCGCTGAGTTGGGGAATCCTCAATTTCTATATCAGCATCCCGCTTGATATATTCTTTGAGAGAACTAGACGCGGTGGCCGCATCTTTACGTGAAAATCCAGCATCCCGCAGGACTTTCTCGATTTTGCGCTCGGTTAATCCAGCAAATTCTAATTTGTGGATTTCGGCATTAGGATTGTTTGGATACATCACGACTGAGACTTCCCGAATACCGCCTTTGGTAATCTGGAAATAGGCTTCGTCTGATTGGTCGGGTTCGCCATCAGCATTCACCATTACAGCGTCTTCAGCGTATGCACCAACAGAAACGCCTCCAAACAAGTTCGGCGATTCTTTTAGAATTGTGTAAAGGTCGGAACCGCCAACGGTATTTGTATAAATACGACCGCTTGCAGTCATTCCTTCATCATCAAAATTGAATTCTGTCCATTGACCGACAGGCATACCCATGTCGTTATGGTTCAGAAACATAGGCATAGGTTTACTTGCTTCAGTAAACTCTTTTGCCCAAGCATAAAATCCTTCAGGCTTATAGAAGAATTTTCGACCGTCTGCGCCTTCACGCGCACCCCAAGTCGTAATCCTAGCTTCAATCTTTCCTGACGGACTTAGGTTTTCTTCCGCGCTTTGCTCCAGATTTACTTTTGCTTCGCAAATCAGAAGTAGATTTTTCATTGATTACCCCATTTTTAACTGATTGATTATCGTCTGTTATCTTGTGGGGTTTTATAATTACGCTGAGTTTAACATCAGATTTACGAATTTGTGAAGTCAATGTAAACATTGCTTTTCTTAACAAATTCATGTCGTTCCTATATTTAACCGCCGTGTTTGATTACCGCCACCACCACCAGTGTCTTGTGGGCCGCTTCCGGGTATTTGCTCAACTTTGCTATCTGAAGAAATTAATTTATCGGCACCGTCTATGCGCGGCATATTCATATATTCCCGCGCCTCGTTGGGAGTCATAATTCCGGATTTAACACCGGCCGACACAAAATTCATTTGGTCTAACGGAGCGCCTTTTAAAAAATCTTTAGTGTCAAACCTGATGTATAAATTGGGGTAACCGCGCAATAAATGTTGTTTTAGCTTTTGCTCAATGTTAATAATCATCGGATACATTGTGGTCTTATGGAATTCATCCAGCATTGTTTGAGTATTATTGTATTTCTGGTCGTCAATACCCAACATTGCCGGAGGAACACCAAACAGGCCACAAATACGCTTCATTGTCTGGATTTTTAACTGTGCAGTTTGCGCGTCTTGCAGGGTAAGCATATCGACTGGCGTGTAAGTCATTCCTTGGTCTAACAACATGCCTTGACCTGCTTTGCTTGGGTCGGCAGCACGCGAACCTGTCATAGCGTTCCACGTTTCTTTTAACCGCGAAGCAATTTCTTTATATTTTGCATCAGGGATAACCTGACTAGTGCTAAAAATTCCAGAAGGTTTTGCGCCGTTTTGCATAACAAAGTTAGCGTAAACGTCAATGTCTTGGTCAAGCGCAACCAGTTCGGTAGCTAAGATGCCTTTATTAAAACCGCTAGAGCCTTGCCACGCAGCTTCTTTAATGTGCATGGCTTGGTGTGCTTCTAGTGGCTGGTCTTTACTGAAGCCATACGAAGGCGTTGACAATCTGTAGGAAGGGTATCTGGTTGGGGTCAGCACTACAGTAATAAGTGTTGAATCCAACATATACATTTCAATTGGTGTCTGCAAAGAATCTTTCTGGTCTTTTCTCCACCAAAGAGTAAACGACTCGCCAGAAATATCCTGCCACATACACCACTGATACCAAAACTCGTAATTGCTTTGGAAGTTGTTTGGATTATTAAGTAGATTTAATACTTGTTTGGCTTTTACTTTATCTCTGCTACCTACGCCGGGATTGCTAACAGCATCAACCAACGCTCCATCGTCGTTTTTCGACATAACACTAATTCCGCACTGGGCAAGCGTTCTAGCCTTCGCTCCGACGCATCCCATAATCGTAGAGTTGCGCGTTAATGCGGATATATCAATCACGCGACCGGCAACAGTAGTGCCAGCAGTGGTTACATAAAGCAGTTGCGTCGAAGTTGTTTTGTTACCGGAGCCATAGATAACTTGGTTACCTAATTGTAATTGGCCCAATACGGTATTAGCTTCGTTTTGAGTTTGTTTTTTATTTCTTAATATGTCTAGAAATGCCATATTTTCTTTCGTTTTTATATCAAAAACTCCTGAAACCGAAGCTACTATTTACCATAGGATTGTCTAATGCACAATGAAAAGCAATAATCATAGCAATAATACCATCAACTTTTGCAGCGGTATCTGCTGAGTTCTTACGCACTTTAATATTGCCATTAACGTCTGTAAACACTTCGCAATTGCCTAGTTGCCATGCGAGAAAAGGATTTCCATCGTGCTTAATGCTTTTGTTAAGAATTAGCTTTTCAACCTGCTTAGAAGGATTGTTTAATACTGCCATGCCCTGCCCTACCTTTTTAATCGGCATACCTTCATCGTGCAATCGCGCTACTAAAGAGGCCGCATTGTAAGCGTCATAGCCAATCTCTTTGGTCATCTGGTATCTGTTTACTTGCTGTTTAATATATTCGCTAACCTCTCGGTCATCCATTACATTTCCCTCTGTCAGCTTTAATATATTAGATTTTATCGCGGCTCGAAATATGTCTTGATAGTGTTTAGGAACAAAATTTAGGCCTTCTTCTGGCAAAAAGAATTTAAATTCTGCCTCGTAATCGTCAGCAGCGAATCGCTTAAGAGTGCATACCGCGTTTAAATCGCGAGTAGCCGCTAGGTCAAAACCTATAAATACAGCATCTGGTTCCCTGAATTCTTCAATTAAGCAAATTTTGTCTTCCCACAAAGTTCTATCAATCCATGCCGTATTTGCAGACACGAATATATTAAGGGTCTTACAAAGAAATTCATTAAGGCTTGCTGGCTTGTGCTTGGCTTCTTCGGCGCGTTGTTTAATCGCGTCTTCAAATACAGATATGCCATGCATCGGATTAACTTTACGCCACGAAGTCTGGTCTCTCCAATCGTCTTGCGGGTCAAGACCGTAAAGCAAACCAAACCATTTAGGATTGTCCTCTGCTTCACCGTGTAAAATGGCTTGAAACATTGACATATCTTCGTAAAACTTTGTTTCTTTAGTAAATGAAGCTGTGGTTATGTAAATTCGTAGAGGGTTTTGCCTTGCAACCATGCCTGAGTGAAGCACTTCGATAGCGTTTCGGTCTACAATTTGCGCAGCTTCATCTATGATTACACAACTAGGATTTTTACCATCACCTGTTTTTTTAGTATCTCGGCTTAATGCTTTAAACATTGATTGCGAATCGCCTAACCTTTTTATCTCATATTTTGATAAATGGAATTCGGCCGATAGCTCTGGAAGCATCCCTTCTACTAACCCTTTAGCCGCATCAAATACGATAGTAGCTTGTTCGCGGTTTGTAGCTAAAGTAAATACTTCGCTTCCCGCTTCTCCAAAGCGTAATTCGTAAAGCCCGATAACTGCTGTCAACGTAGACTTACCAGCTTTTCGCGGGATGTACAAAATTACATCCGACACCATGCGTTTCGTGCGGTCGATTTTATTTCGGAAGCCGTATATGCCACAGATTAAGAAAATCTGAAACGGTTCTAGTTCAATCAGTTTTCCTGCCAGCGGTCCTTTGGTATGTCTAAGCGTGACGCAGAAATCTAGAACGTGCTGCGGGAAGCGTTCGTCAAAGACATACGCCCATTCTTGGTTTTCGTATTGATTAATGAATCGCTGACAGGCTAAGCGAACATCGCGACAAACGTCTATCTCGCCTTTACTAACATCAATAGCGTATTTAACACCTTGCTCCCAAATCACCCCATTGGCCCTTTAAGCATTCGCGCAATCGGGCTAGCGTTTTCACTTTTGCTTGAAGAAAGACGGGCGCGAGGCGTTAGGCCAAGTTCACCCATCAATTGCAAAATAACACCCATGGCTTTATTGCGAACGGGAATATACGGATTAGGCCCCGGCGTTGCGCCATTGTTAAACGTAGTGATAATTCCGTTTTTGTCTATCCCGCGAGTACATTTAACATATGTGTCGATATAGTCGGCCAGCATAGAAAGCGCGTGTTTGTCTTGGTTTGAGCCAATGCCGTAAACCTTAAACAAATACTCGCTAGTTTCCTCAACGAATTTCATCTTATCCCACAGTTCGGGATGGTCCATCCACTCAGCAGCAGGAACCCGCTTGCGAAGTTCTACAGGCAACGGTGCCGGATTGTGCTTTGGCTTGGTTCCGTCAATCAGGTGCAGTTCTAAAGGTTTTTTGTCCATAAGTTAAATTTTGTCAGGGGATACCCCTATTCGTCAAGAGCATTTGTAGAAAAGAAGG